GGCTAATTGCACGGTGCGCGATGTTTCATCAATCGCTTCACGCGTGAAATTTAATTCACGAAAGCTAGGATCTGTTTTTAGCTTACGCTCGTCAAATTGCTGTGGTTTTTTATTCATTGGATGAATCTCCATTGGGGTTTTGCTGATCTTGGTTTTGATCTTGATTTCCTGAATCTGTATTTTGATTTTGTGCAGACGCCTGCACTTTTGCACCTAGCGTAATGCCATGCTGTTTTAATAACGCCATTTCACGCTCAAGCTCAATGATATTCTCTTCAAAATCACCACCTTTACTTGCTACCACTTGAGTACGCGTTGCCAAACCTTCTTCAATAGCCGTTTTTGCTGCGTTAACCTCTTTGAGCGGATCTACCCAATCCCAACCGCGACCAGTGAAACTTAAACCTGCTTTGAATTTGTCGATCTTTATTGCTGGCAGACTTGAGCCGTTTGGCATTGTCAACGCATTGCCAAGTAATGAGAACTCTAACCAACGCCGTGAAACACGTAAAACAAACGCATTGATCATCCATTTTTGGCCGGCACGCCAACAGTCACGCTCTTGCAGTTCGGCGATACGTGCGCTGCTGTAATTCACACCGTTCATATCACCACTTAAATTATGGTGAGCAACATCGATACCGCTGGCAATGTCACGCTTACGAGACTGTACAAATGGATCAAATGCCGCATGCGGGTAATTAGGGTCAAATTTCTGAAAATCCCAGCCCGGTGGCAATGTTTCAAAAGCGCCACCTACGGCATCTTTCATCAAATTACCATTAGCATCTTCATCATCAGCTACTTCAGCGCCATAGCCAGCTGCATCTTCATTTAGTGGAACGTAAGCGGCATCACCAGGTGCAGGCGGTTTGTAAAACCCCATGTTACTGGCACCAACTACCGCCGCCGTTACAGCCGCCTCTTCAAACATGTTTAACATGTTCTGCCCGGTCATGATGGCATGCGCCCATGGAACGCCACGGATTTGCTCAGGGTCTAGCCGAATGAAGCGGTGAATAATGTCAGCCGCCTCAATACGCACGTGCGCTTGGGTATTATTGCTAAGCGCATCGTTTGGATTGCGCTCTAACACATAATAGGCAACCGGTTTGCCGGCACTATTGCGCTCAACACCCATGCGGATGGTATTGCCGTTTGCAGCGGTGCCGCGATAATTTAAATCTAAGCGATCTATATTAAGCACTTGGAGCTGGTAACGGTACGGCGTATCTTTCGTGCCAACAATTTCGCGTACCAAAAATTCGCCATCTTTTGCTAAACAGTCACCGGCTAACATTCGGCAGATTTCAGCAAAAGTACTTTGTCCAGTCACATCGCAGTGTTCTGCTTCGCACCAGATTTTAAAATGCTCTTCGATAGTTTGATTGGCCAAATCATCGAGCACCCATTTGCCACTACGATAATCCCCACAACGACTTGATAATCTGAAACCATCAGGCCCTACAATATTATTTTTAACCAATGTGATGTAGCGCTTGCCGGTAGCAGTATCGCGCACTAATTTACGACTACGGGCGCGAATAATGGCGAGCTGTGATTCAAGCAGCGTATTAAGCGCAATATCAGACGATAGCCAGCTGGAGGTTAAACGATTGACATTGCCCGCGCTGAATGTACGGCGGTTAGTCTGTTTAAATATATTCTCAGTTTGAATGCGCGGTGCATCCGCTCTTAATTGCTCAGTTTCAGCAATAGTAGGCAATGGCTCAGCACCAAGAAGAGCGCCCCATGCGGCTTTAATATTTCTAATCATTAAAGTCTCACCAATATTTTTCTACCAAGGCCGGTGCCTTTAGTTAAAGATTTAGCCGCACGTTCGGCAGCTAATTGCGCTTTGTATTTATCGCGCCAAACCAGTAGCTCAGGCACGGTGTAATGTTTTAACTGGCGATCTGCAATGGTGTATTCCTGCACGTCTTTAGTGGCTTTACCTTCAAGCATGGCCTCAATACTGTCCAATACTTTTTCTACATGGCTGCGCGTATCAGTCCCCACGGTCATTTGCGCAGGATCTGGTAAAAATACAATTTCGCCGCTTTCAAGCGTTTTACGTTCCGACCCCTTCTCTACCCATTTTGACCAAGCATAATTTCCAGCGGTCCAGCCAGCGGTAGTACTTGAGCTTACTGTAGTCCGATAACTATCACCTTCAGCAACAGATGTGAGTTGTATCGCGGCACCAGATATTCGCGGCACAAAGCGATACTTCAATATCCATCCTGCACTAGCAGGGTAGTCGGCATGCGTATCTAGCACGCTAAGGCTATCACCTATGATAAGTTTGGTTTGCATAAGGACACCTTGATGTTATGACATAAAAAAAGCCCACCGAAGTGAGCTTGTTGATGATACACATAAGCGGTTTTAACGAGTACCGCGTAATTTATTTAATAAACTTTGCCGAGGCATTATGTTTTTCTGTGATCGTGATGCTGTTTTTTTAGAAGCCGTACTAACTATTGGCGACACTTCGTTTTCATTTATTACCTGAGCTGGTTGATCAAACAAGTTACCAATACGTGGCTGAACACGTTCACGTATCTGTTCCCAAACCTTTTGCGGATACTTGCTAAGACCTAAACGCTCGGCACACCAGATTGCATAAACAGCACCATCTAGCGCCTCATTACGTGTATTGCTATGGTGTTTAACCCACATGTAGCGCGTACCGCGTGCCGTTCGTTGTGCCACTCGTTTTTCAGCAGTGAGCTGATCAAAGATTTCAGCCGGCATATGCTTGCTTAAATGCACCATGCCTAGCCGTTTTATTCTGTTGTGAAATAAATCTTTAGCGGTATTAACGCCAACCATCCATAATTTACAACCACCCTTTACCACACCGCCGCGCCAGTTCACATCAACCACGCTGGCTTTACCTAGTATCGGTATGCCAGGTTTGTGGTTGTCGCCTTTAAGTGCTGCTATTTTTCGCGCTGGATGGGCCCTGCGTACATAGTTGTAAACCATGTGCGTATAGTGGCCGCCGGTATCAATGCCGACCGCTTCGATGCTGAGACTTTGACCGCTGGCATGTTTGTATCGCGTTAGCAAATAAGCATCGAGCTTAGACCAGGTTTCATCTTCACCCGGGTTGCCCATAATGACTTCAGGCTTCAGTTCCCACATTTGATCACCTTCACCAAATGCCCAGGGGAAACATTCGATGCGATCATCCTGTATGTCCACGCCACAGGTGATAATAAGACCACCCATCGGTACTACATCAGGTTGCCAATCTTCAGCATTTTTAAGCAGCTCGTTCGCTTCAATCTGTTCGGCTTGCTCAGCTACTGTTTCTGCCAGCCGCGTGTTGATGAATGCTTTTAGCTTTTCATCATTACCAACTGCCAGCGCCTTTTGCGCAACCGCCCACTCTGTTACCAGGTCTGACCATTTCAGCCAGCCAAGCGGTGAATATAGGCTGTTCAGGTGAAAGCTTTTTACTTTGCGTTCAGGATAGCGAGCCACCCAACTACCTGATGCCAGCATGGTTTCTTTATGGTGTTCTTCAATCAGTACACCACATGCCTCGCATGCATATCTTGCAGACTCTGGGACTGGCTCACCAGCATCGTCTTTGATCCATTTTAAATGCGACCATACCAGCTCTTGCATGTGCGAGCAGTGTGGGCATGGCACGTGATATTTGTATTGCGTACCGCTTAGGTATGCGGCCTCAATAATGCTTTCACCTTTAGGCCGCTTTGGTGAGCTGCTCAGCAGGCGCTTTCTGCGTCTGAATGTATCTTGACGCGCTTTCGCAACCGATATCGGGTCGCCCTGCCCGTCCACATCGTGTGGATAATCGTCCACTTCATCAAAGTGAATGTACTTTGCCGGCATAGATGCCAGCTCAGCGCCGGAGTTTGCACCAGTAATAATCAGTACACCGCCTGTAAATTCTTTCATGCTGGCGCTGTTTGCAGCATCCCGCGAAAGCGCATTCGCGACTTTTTTTCGCAGACTCGGGCTGCCCTGAATCATTGGCGCCACACGCTGACGGCTGTATCGTTTGCCTGTATTTACGGTGGCCTGAACGATCATCGTAGGTGCCGGCATTTCATCAATGATAGTGCCCACCCAATTTAACCCAGCCTCAGACTTAACCAGCTGGGTAGCACACATCAGTACAACTTCTTCGCAGTCGTCGCTGTCAGAAAGCGCTTTATAAATTCCGCGTGCGTATGGCGTTCTATCTGTACGCCATTGACCTTGTTCCGCGCTGCCAGCTGGTAGCACTCGGTGTGCATCAGCCCATTCATCGACATCACGCGGGATCCGTGGCGCAAAACTTTCTGCCCACAGCCTATCAACTAGCCGATAAGCATCGACCAGTTGCGTATCTAACGATCCCATTATTGAGTTGTTTCATGCGCCTGTTGGGCAATGAGTGACATTGCCCGGCGTATCTCAGTACGCAGTAATTTATCTACTGCATCTACATTCGTTTCTGCTGCCAGGATAGGTGCAATCCTATCAGCCAGATTATTCAAAGCCTCGCTTGCCGCTTTAAGTTTGCTGGACATTGCACGCTCCAGATCATCGGCGCGCACTAATTCACCACGCTTTTGAGCGAGCTGCAACTCCATCAACTGGCGACGGATAGATTCTGTCTCAGCTTTCTCGACTGATAGTCCAGACGTCTGCACAGCGGGATCACCTGATTGAGGCTGCGAAGTCTTCATGCCAATTAAATCAGCTTGAGTCTTTTCAAAATCTTTAAGCGACCCACGCTCTTGCTGATCTGGTCTGGTGTTTTTCGCCCACTGGATATCGGCAACTTCAGGATCAATCTTACCTTCGATCAAACTGATGCGGCCAGAGCTGATGGCCTTTTGCACAGCCGATAGCGTAACGTCACGATGGCGTGCATAAGCTCGTAAACTTACTAATGCCAAATGACCACCCCTAAATTTTTTCTGGAGTAAAAATACTCAATCGTTAAAAAATGACCACTAAACATAGAGCCAATGACCACCGAAGCGACCACCCCACACAACCAAGACTAACTAAATTTTTTCCGCGGCCTTTCGTATCCGCGTGGGGTGAACTTGTAGGAAGGACCCGTAAAAACATTTTGATCACTAATGCAATGATTAACGCCTTCCAAAGTATTTCATCTCACGTTCGAAGATCACAGGGAATCTTTCTCTAACCACATTCACCATGATCTGCTGTGCATAGCTCTTACCGTACTCTTCAATGACCTGTACGCTTTGCACTGGTGCTATCTGATAACCAGAGCTGATCTTCTTGCCTGCTGACTTACCTGATTTGGATGTGATGATTCTATGCTTGGGGCCAACATGCACATATAACTTATCACCATGACCGGGTAACTTAAATGCACCAGGCGGGATATTGACTCTACGACCTCTAATGATTGCTGTATGGTTCGATCTAGTAGCGCGGATCACAGTAATACGCTTCTTAATCCGTGAAGCTTTCATGTTCCTGATCTTTTGCCTTATCGCCTGCGTAACTTTAGTACGTGCAGCCGATGCTGTTTTGTTTAATGCAGAGGGCACAGCTTTATTGATCACATCATTACGCAACTCAAACAACTTAACCTTAAGCGCTTGTATGTCAGTCTTGACGCTGATATCCAGCATATTTTACCCAATAAAAAACCCGCAATGAATTAACATTACGGGTTTGGTAGACGCATTAATAAACAGAATAGCTGATTTATACATCAAGTGTCGGACTGATGTCAAGCTTTTCCTAATGAAATTATATGCTCTATGTAATCTCCATTGTATCTAGGGTATAGGTGTATAAGTCTACTATTTTCAGCTATAGCCATTAGCTCTGCGTACTGTCTTCTGCCAATTTTCATATCATCAATAATCAAGCATTCAGAAGGATTTAACTGATATAAGTAAATAAGCGATTTAGCGTTAACATAGTGCACATCAGCATCAGTTTTACTACATACATAATCAGGATGAATGGCATATTTAAACATGCTATCTCCTATGTGCAATCGCATCATTCTCGTGCAGCAAGTCCAGAATATCCCTGTGACATTTATCTATCCAGGAATATAGTGTGTCTTTATGAATACTTAACTGGGTTGCCAATTGCTTAGCATCAACGCTGATTGAATAAGCATGGCCATTGCGAATATCCACGCCATAGAAATTAACAATCGCGCTAAAGTGCGCTATGTTCTTTTTCTTGATTTCAGCCAGCGCATTATCTATTTCCCTGGCATCACTATCAAAATTAGGCTGATATCCTGACCCGCCAGATCGCGCCATAAGTCTGGTATACGGGCATTCTTTTGGGTAACCAAGCGCACCATCTTCGCGGCGCATTACCCACTCACTCCAAAGCACCATACGGCTATTGATATACGGAATCATCATTACCCCTTCAATTCAAAATATTTACATTTACTGCCAATACGCGGCACATCTTTATTTGTTGCTTTTCGTGGATCCGTACAAAGCACTTTACCGAACAAATGCGTGTGTTTATCGCAAGCAACGCACCCCAACTCACGTAATTGCAGATGCTCTACCACCTCAGCCGGGTCACGGTAATAATGCATAGGTAACGCACGACTATTTTCGTCTGGCATTTTTAGCCCTCTCTTCAGCACGTTCTTTTTCTTGTTTAATCAATACACCAAGCCTCAAGAATTGCTCACCATCAATCACAGTACTAAATTCACTATCCGGCTTATAACTGACCCTGTTTAGAGTTTTTCCGTTTTCCGTCATGGATAGCACCTCAGCTGATCCAAACAAAACACGCATTTCATCAGCCATCGCCGCACATTCAGGAAACTCAGCACGCAACTGGGCTGCTTTCTGTTCTTTGCCGCTAGGTTTTGGTGCTTCAAACTCATAATGCTTATTCATTTTCCATACCTTCCATACCTAGGCTAAAGGTATGGAAGCTTGAAAGCCGCGTAGATTGTGGCTTTTCCATACCTTCCATACCTTCCATACTAGAAATTTATATATACATACGTGTGTGCGCGTGCGCGCGTGTGCGCCTACGTGTGTGTGTGAGTAAAACAGGGGTGGAAGGTGTGGAAGGTATGGAAGAACCGCACAGATATTGCCTTGCAGCCTTCCACCCCTTTTACTAGAGGTATGGAAGGTATGGAAGCTCTTAGCCTGTTTTTCCATAGATTTAGAACAACGGATCATCATTGCCCCCTCTTTCACCAGGATTATTCGACGTCGCATCCTTTCTCTCGGGAGGCTTATACCAAAACCTGGTTTCATTACCACGCCTTTCAACTTTGGTGCAGCCAAGCTGGCGTAAGGCAATGCCGATTCTTGTTTGCACAGGCGGTGTTAAGTCTCGCGCGCTTAACTTTAGCCACTCAGTGGCTGCGTAATACAAAGTGAACTCAGCAAACTGTGCCTGCACATGGTCGTACAAACCATCAATGAAGCCATCAGGAATGCTGCGTTTCAATTGTTCCGGGTCAAAATACTTCTTTTGTTCTTCCAAGGTCGGCCAGTGTCTAAAACCCTCATTTACCATGACTACAGCCTCAGCAAACAACTGGTCACGGTTAGCCTCAATACCTTCAACATCCACCTGCTGCAACACCTTAATCGGCCAGAAGCGGCGACCACCTGTAGGGTCTTTATTCCATTCCCATTCATTCGTGCTGCCAGCAAACACTAGCTGACGCGGCGCTTTGATTTCACGCGTGCCATAGGTCGGCCTGAATTCATCCACTTGCCGTGATAAGAACGATTTCTGCTTGGTAGCCTCAGACTTAGCCAAAGAACCAAGCTCACTGAATTCATACAGCCACTTGCCGCGTAATGCGCTCATAGAGTCTTTATGGTTCAGGTCAAGGTCGGTATCACCAAACCATTCACCAGCCAGCGCACGTAATGCAGTTGATTTCTTATAGCCTTGGTCACCTTCAAGCACCAGGCAGTAGTCAAACTTGCACCCGGGGCGCATTACTCGCAACACCATGCCCATCAAATACCAGCGTGCTACGCGCTTGCTGTAATCGGTAAATGGAACGCCAAGATAGGTTTCCAGCCAGTTATCAACACGCTTCACACCGTCCCACTGCAAACCGTTCAAGTAATCTCTAATTGGGTGAAACTTGTTGCTATGTGCGAGAGTTTCAACTGCGTTGGTCGCGGTAGAAGGTTTAGGGTTAAACCGGTACTTACGAGTAAGCCACATGGCCGTCAGTGACGCGTCCACATCGGTAAAGTCCCCAGCTTCACCCTTCATGTCCCAATATGGCGGCGGCTTGAGTTTGACTGATGTCAGGCTGTGTTCATTAAAACCAAACACACCACTCCACACTTTGTCATTCTTTAAAATGTCATACACATTCGCCAAGCAAGCTACCAGCTCACCACGCGTGCGTAATAGATAATCCATCCATGCATCGTCCGGATTTTTCTTCTCTTCCGCGTCAGCTGAAGGTGGGGTAGAAATACTTTTGTCAGCATCAGGATTATTCACAACCAACATAGGCTGTGGGCGCGTATTGGTAATAAAAGTCAGTAATGCAGCAGCATTCATGCCTTCATCAACAGCATCAGCAATATCCCAGCCTTCGGGCTTCTCCAAAGGCTTAGGTATGTCTACCAGGTTAAAATCAGTGGTTGGGTCAAGTTCCAGCAACTTCTCACGGATCCGCAGCATGGCCTTCATGCCCGGCTGCTCATGCTCTGGTAACAACGGCTTGCTTAGTGGGTCAATGCCGGCGTCTTTGTCTGCCTTGGATATCTTT